TCCTACAAGAGGTAATGAGTTGTAATAAGTGGAGGTTGGTTTTGATATACTCATTGCTTTAGGTTTTTTGCTTCGTTAAGGGCTTGTTCGATTTCGTTTAGCAAACTGTAGCAGTTAGGGCCACGATGTATTCCGTTCTGCTCAATCTTCTTAATCAATGATACCAGGCCATTGATCTGCTCTTTATACCTTAAAGAAATTCGTTCGGCTTCATCTCTTTCTTGCTTGGCGCGGTCACAACTATAAGCGTGATTGCTGGCATCTATCTGAAGTGATTGCTTCTCCTTCTCCAACCTCTCAATCTGTTCTTTCTGCTGGTTAATGGTGGTTTGATCTTGTTCCCACTGCGTATGATTTGCGCTAATGATCGCTTGCAGCTTTTCAATCTTACTTTCATAGTAGCCGTTCCTCTCATCTAGCTCCTTCCGTAGCTGTTCTATCTCTCCACTCTCTTTAAGAGAGGTGTATTCTTCCATTAAGAGATGAAGGGATGCCCGGAATGAACCTGACATTTTCCCAGATTGCAGCCAATGTTCAGCACTGGATTTAAAAGAATTATTTTCAGTGAACCGAATTAAATGCTCATCAATCAAGCGATCCATTGTATCACGTTTGTTCTCCTCTGCGCTTAGTGGTACTGGTTTGTTTCCGTTATCTGTCATGGCTGTTCTAATTTTGAAAGTGTGCTGATAAGATCATAGGAGGCAACTTTCTTAATAATATCGCCTCTACTCCTGTCATATATGGCGATTTGAAACCCATCATGGACAAATGGATAAACAATGCAAAACGGGTTACCTATATGTGATTCTAAGGCAACAAGTAGCCGGTCAAGTTCTTTCAGTTCATTCTCCGTAAGTGCTTTATCTTTCATAACTCGTTGTTAATAATCGTAACGTGAGTAATCATCTTCTCTGGCGCGTTCTCTTTTTTCAGCCTCGAATGAGAGGCGCTCTTCGCGCAACTCCCGCTGACATTCTCTTTTAGAGCAGCAACAAACAGTAGTGTTACCGATTTCTTCCTCTTCATCGCAGTCCTCGCCGCAATTGAAGCATGATCCCATATTATATTTCATAACTCAATCAATTAATTTACTTGCGACCATTATCCCGGTAACCACCAATCCAACCGCACAGGCTAAACTGAATGCAAAGCAGAATAACAGTTCCTTAATATGATTCCCGGTGGAGGGCTTGCTTAGTTGTTTCATAGCGTGATGTTTTTAAGTTTTGCAATCCTCATAGCTTCCTTTTTATAATACTCGGTCATGGTTTCTATTTCGACCTTCCCGCGTTTACAAGCTTGCTTAGAGGCCAGAAGTAATTTATCCCATGTTCCTGGGCCGTATATTTCATCGACCTTCCGGGCGTACTCATCCTTCCTTCCCTCTTCGAATCCATTACATTTTTTGCACTGGAAATGATTATTCATTTCATTGTACTTCGTTGATTTATGTTGTCTTCCAATCCCGTGACCGCAATCGCCTTCTTTCCATTTCTTCACTCTTCCACAGGTGAAGCAGGTAGCGTTTCCGTTATCATCCGAGTCCCTTACCCGGATGTAAATACTGAACCATTTCCAAAGCTTAGCGTCAGTCATGGATATTGTTTTTAAGCTCGTTAATTATATCCTCCATCTTTTTAAGATAGTACATATCAAACTCGCGATACCCTTCATTATCTTGCTTCCAAAGAATAAACATTACATTCCTCATGCGTTGACTTGGAGACTTCCCTGGCATTTCCGGTTCAATCGCGTCTACTTGTGCCATCTCTCGACTTGTGACCTCTGAAGGGCTTATATAAACCGTAGCAAGGGTATTCATTAAGGTGAATATTTCCCCTGCGTTCTGCGGTGAAAGTTCTTGTGTGTCAATGGTTATTTTTACGCTCTTATCTTTAAGGGTTGTGATCTTATCAATAATGCAGGCCAATAAGATTCCCTTCATCTGATATAAAATTTAACCCCTGGTGTAGTCTTTTTCACAGGAGGGCGAATAGTAACGATTTCCCCTGTCAGCTCATCTACGATAGTCATTGGCTCTTTGAGTCCCTTTAAAAACGATTCCCTTTCACTCAGGCGCGCTTTCGCCGCGTCGAAGTCTGCTTTCCTTTGTTCCCAAATGGTATCCCCTGATGTCTCGTAATCGTATTCAGTCTTAACGTCTCCTTTGGCTAATTCAACCCCTCGATACGTGAAGGTGGTCCCTGGGTACTTGTCAGCCTCTGTTATCACGTTCTCGTTGATCTTTTCCTTAATCACTTCGAAGGCTTTAGACATCGCCCGTATTTGCAGCATTACATTGAGTGGGTTCTCTTCACCGTCCTTCACCGCTCTGATTATACCCTGCGCAAAAGAGTTGACCTGGTCGCCTGTAGATGGCATTAGATTCATCAGGCTTGATGGGTTGTCGGGTAACTGGTTCATAACTTAGAGGCCATTAGGTTGTAAATCTTTTCGAACAATTGCGGGAGCTGATCAATTTTAACCTTATCAGCTATAATGAGATCTTTAGCGTATGACATACTGAAGCCTATGATTTGCGTTTTAGGGTCTGGACCTTTCTTACCAGCGAACCCACCCGCAGGAGTAACAGCTTTAATTTTGTTTCCGTACTGACCTGACTCAATGGTATAGGTCAGGTCTGATCCAGGGGCCAGTTTGTCCGGGTTCTTTTGCTTAGCTCCAATTGATCCTTTGTCGCCGTTGTCCATCTCAAGGTCATGGAAGTAAGTTTTACTTTGTCCTTCGCCCCATTCTTTTGTGAAGGTTGATTTGGTGATCTTTGCGGTTTTTTCCATCTGTTTATCAGTTTATAGGTGATTTTTGTTAGCGTGATTTAAAAGATCACATTCCAGTAGCGGGAGAAACTTATAGCTTCTTCAATACAATCAAAATGGTATTGTCTAAACCGATGGAATACCACTATCCATGTTTGCTGGGTTTCTTCAAGTTCGGTTTCCATAATCAGTCATTATTTGCGTACATATAACCAGGTTTATTCGGCGCGTCGCAGAAGTATGCTATATCCCATTTAGACTGTGCAGAATAAAATTCATCGTCGCTCTTAAAATCTTCACGCTTTGGCTTTCGTGACTCCATCTTTTCAATATGACGTTTTAGATCGGCGTAGTACGCTTGCCATTCAGGTAGAGAGGTGTCTTCCATTTTACCCTTCATAGCATTCCATTCTTTTGCTGGTATATCCATAATCAATTCAGTAAAGATTTCTCCTGTTGTTCAACCATTACTAAAGCGGTTGCTATCTGTATTTCCGCCGTGTCAAGCAGTTCAATTTCTTTCTTATACTCAATGATCTCACCCGCCATCAATCGGCGCATATCAGGTCCGTATGCTTCGATAGTTTTAACATGGGTTTTTAATTGCTCTGCTTTAAAAATTACCGCGCTCATCATGGCACGTAAGACAGAAGAGGGAAATTCATTTAGCTTTATCATAGTGTTGGTTTCTTTTAGGATTGAGGCTTTTAAAAGTTTTGTTAAGCGGTCCATACCGGTACATTTGAGCATCCATAATCATAAATAACAAAAGAGACTTCCTTCACGAAGTAGGCAGCGTACCCGTTGATTCTCGTGAGCTGGCTGATCGTGAAAACCTCCTCATTATAGAATACTGAATCGCCTACTTTGAAATTGTGTTTGTCTGTTTGCATGGTTCAAATATACAACCGTATATAAACACCTGTCAAGTAATTAATGAAATATTTTTAAATTATTTCTATTTAACATAATGTATAATACTTTTGTAATACAACTTTATTCTGCGATATTAGCCCTTGTGTGTAGGAACACTTTAAGAGCTAATGCAGTTAGGGGGTATTATTCCAATTAGTACCCCCTCTAGCTTCTGAAAAGACGTCCCGGTTCTGCGCGGGGAAGTAACCAATACCATATTAAAGCCTTTCGGCTATCGCGTGACCGGGTTATCAGTTGTCGATATTGCCCGGATTTCGGTATTAGCCATCCATCAAATAGAATAGCCGTTCTATTATAGTCTTTTGAAACCTTTTGCCTTTTCGCCGGTGGAATTAGTAGGAACACTGGCTGGTAAGAAAAACATTAAAGGAACCGTTCGCTAAAGTAGTAAAATATTTTAACTGTACGATAGTGTTTTGTAAACATTCGTATATTATATTTGAATCATGAATGTGAAGAAACTAAAAACGGTCAATAACTACGCAAAAAAGCGCGGTTATACGCGTGGATGGATTTATCAGCTAATCCACAAGCAAGAGATTGTTCCTGTTAAGATCGACGGCGTTCTATTTATAAAGGATGAAGACAAACCAACCAACAATGAAAACCTTTCTTAAAATACTTTTAACAATAGCCCTATCCATTACGGTATGGTATCAGGCAAACGCCCAGACCTTCCAGGGACAAAAGGTAAAATTCGACATAGACAAGTGGAACATCACCGCAACGGCTAATCTATCACCTGACCAAGTGGGAGCTTTTTTTAAATTCATGGATCAAGCCGTAGGTCGTAACTTAAAAGATCGTTACCTTATCACTCCATCCGGTACGTATTACCGGGCGGGACTTTCAAGAAAGCAACCAAAGAAACTATAATGCCAGCCGGTAGACCAACAGACTACAAAGAAGAGTATAACGAGCAGACAATTAAGCTTTGTAAGTTAGGAGCAACCGATAAGGAATTGGCCGATTTCTTCGGAGTAGTTGAGGCAACAATCAACAATTGGAAATTGGAGCATCCTGAATTTTTGGAGTCCATAAAGGCCGGAAAAACGCTTGCAGACGCTAATGTAGCAGAAAGACTATACCAACGCGCTTTAGGATTTGAACACGACAGCGAGGAAATAAAGGTGGCTGACGGGGAGGTCATTCGGGTGCCTATTCGTAAAATATATCCACCTGATCCAACAGCGGCCATATTCTGGCTTAAAAACAGAAGACCAAAAGAGTGGAGGGATAAACAAGAAGTAGAACAGTCAGGAGGCTTAACAATCAAATTTGAAGACCCAGGATCGTACATTTACCCTACCCAAGATCAAGGTGATTCAGGAATCCCGGAAAGCCTTTGATTCCGGATACCGAATTATAGTCAACCAAGGAGGGACGAGATCAGGGAAGACTTTTAGCCTGACGCAATACTTAATTTATTTGGCTTTTACTGGCAAATACTCCATTTCAACATGCTCAGTGGCCTTTCCTCACTTAAGAAAGGGAGCTATGCGGGATTGGCGGAAGATAATGGAAGATTTTAAGTTATACGACCCTAACGCCCACATGAAGACAGAACAGCTTTACACGTATCCAACCGGATCTTACGTGGAGTTCTTTTCAGTGGACAATCAGTTAAAAGTCAGAGGCCCAGGAAGGGACATTCTTTTCATTAATGAGGCCAATATTATCAATTATGAAACCTTCCGGCAGCTCTTATTACGTACTAAAAAGTGCATTTTCATCGATTACAACCCAGCGGATGAGTTTCATTGGATTTATGACAAGGTTTTAACCCGTCCGGACTGTTATTTTATTAAATCAACCTATAAAGACAACCCCTTCTTACCCAAAGAACAAGTAAATGAAATTGAAAGCTACAGAGAAGCAGACCCGAACTTCTGGAGAATTTACGGAGAAGGAGAGAGAGGACATTCGGAAGGCGTTATCTACACCCATTGGGAGACTTATTCAACACAACCGGAAGGGGTTACGACCTTCGGACTTGATTTCGGCTATAATAACCCAACAAGCCTGGTTAGAGTATCGGAATCAGATAAGAAACTCTACTGGCGAGAGGAAATCTACCAATCCCACCTCACAAACACCGATTTAATAGGGATGCTGCGGCAAATCGTGCGCTCGGGGGATCCTATTTACTGCGATGCTGCGGAACCTGACCGTATTGAGGAGATTAGACGGGCCGGATTTAAGGCAATAGCCGCAAATAAGGACGTAAAAGGGGGAATAGACTTCATTAAGAGCCGGAAACTGTTTATAGAACAGGGATCGGTGAATATGTTAAAGGAAATCAAGAGCTATAAATTCAAACCAAAGGGACAGAATAAGAATGAGCCGGAAGAGCCTTTGAAGTTGAATGATCACGCGATGGACGCGGCCCGGTACGCTTCAATAAGTTTCCGAAAGCCTAAATCCACAGGATTAAACATGAGTTTTCATAAATAAAGGGGCAGTTCTTTAAATAAAATGCGGTAGCGTTCGGAAAGAAATTACAAATTTCATAATGATAACCTTTAAAATCAACGGCAAGCCATATCAGATCCCTACCCAGTGGGATGATGTGACCTATCAGCAGTACTTCGACCTAATCAGAAGCAAGACCCTGACGGATCATATTTCCATATTCACCGGGATTCCACGTGAAACTTTAGAGTCTGCAGAACTAAAGAACTTGGAAAAGATCAGCCTGGCACTCTCGTTTCTTTCCTTCACCCCGAAGATGGACAGGACTAAAATGGTCGGACCTTACGTCATGCCGGAGGATGTGACCATTCAATCGTTAGGGCAGTTCGAAGACCTCCGGGGACTGATGGCAAAGACACCTAAGGATCTTTCAACATTAGAGGCATCAGAAGAACTATCCGAATTATACCTTCACGCCTGTGCGGTCTACGTTCAAAAAATAAAGGACGGGAAGTACGACTGGAATAAAACCTACACTGTGAGGGATGAGCTTCGAAACTACTCAGCGATGGAGGTGATTGGTACAGGCGCTTTTTTTTTATTCAGGCCATTAAATACATCACCGACTACAATGAATCCCTTCCAGAGGTTTCTCCGACTCCTGAGGAAGTAGAATCTGGCTTGAGTGATCTATCAAGAGACTTCGGGTTCAGTGCTTTATTATTTCGGATCAGTAGGGAGATGAGCATTAGCCCAGAGGTGTTTTGTACGGACTGGAACGCGAGGGAGTTTTACCACTTAAGCCGGTTCTTAATATGGGAATCTAAAGCCCAAAGCGATTACCAGGAAATTATTGCCGCTAAACATAAGTCAAAATGAATTTTATTTCCGTAATTTGGATTCATGTCCCACAGATCAACGGTTTCCCTTATTGAAGCAGTTGCAAAATCCCTTTCGGATTCGGTTCAATTCGGCTACGGGAGGCGTTCAGATTTCAATCAAACAGATAAGCGAAACGAAATCATCTGGCTACTGCCTTTAACAGCCTCCCCCGGGTACACGGTAAACGATAACACCGAGAACTATCAGAAGACATGGAATTGTATTATGGTCTTTTTAGCCCTTGATAAGACGGACTCAAACCATAACGAATACAGTGAGATTCTAAACCGTACCGATGATCTGGTAGACAAGTTTATCAATCGCCTGAATGATTGGTCAATGAATAGTACCGACGTGGTGGGAGCCGTCACCCTTAGAAACTTCCAGCAAACCAACCAAATTAAAACCGACGCCGATATTTTCACCGGCTGGTTTCTCTCCTTTCAAATGGTCGTTTCAGATGACTTTCAATATTGCACACCAGAAAACGTAGTACTGTATGGAAATAGTTGACATCCTAAATAGTGACGGGATTCAATTAATAAACGACATACGGGCGAACATGGGGGCCGCAGGGATGAACGCCACCAATGAAACATCCCACAGTTTACGAATAGAAATCAAGCAGGAAGGGACTAAGACAAAACTTACCCTATTGGGCCGGCCGTACTTTATGACGGTTCAAACCGGAAGGAAACCTACTCCAAATAAGAAGCCGTCTCGGGAGATGATCGACCGAATCACCGCATGGGTGGAGGCGAGAGATATGGACTTAGATGCAGTGTGGGCGATCGCTACTAAAATACAACAAAAAGGAACTAAGCTCTGGCAGGAAGGGGGAAGACAAGACATTGTTGATCCTGCTGTTGAAGACTTTATAGATGAAGTAGGTCACCATATTTCAGATGAGATGGCCGACCAATTAGTATTTAAAATTAAACAGATGAAATGGTAAGCGTCGTTAAAGACCCCACAGGACATAAGATCATCGACCAATCTATTGAGGCGACTATTACAGACGCATCAGGTGACGCTTTAATCACCTTTCCTTACCACGGACTAGGCACCGGGGATTACGTTTACATCGATTCGGATCTGGATGAATACAACGGTTTTTGGCACGTCACCGCTATCGACACGGACACCTTTAAGATTTCAGAATATCCCACAGCGGATTTTGTTGCCTACTTCCAGGATGCGGATATTGAATATTACCATACTGAGCCGCACGTCTGGAATGCTATTTATCTTCCCATTGTTTACAAACTCGCCAATACCTTATGGCCAGTAAACACAGAAGACACTGTTCGAAATGTCACGGCGTTAGGGGATGATAATGGATATATGGAGGTTACCGCCTCCGGGACAGTCAAGGCAGGAATTAAAGCACTTGATTATGTTAAAATCTCCGGGAATGCAGATGAGGATTTAAACGGAGTATTTCAAATTATTGAGGTCATCTCCGCAACGCATTTTGTCTTGGATCTGGCTTACTCATCGATTGCGATTTCAGGGGCTACGATTCAGTATTATTATAACAACTATCAGGCAAAGGTTAAGGTTTACGCCGGACTTCCTGCGGGTCATCCCTGGGAAAGTAAGAAACCAATGGAGGAACTAGCTGAATTATCTTTCACCCCAGATGAAAACAACCTGGTGATGTTCTCGATCTCTGACTACATCCGGGGTAAAGTAGAGATTAAAAACAACCCTACGTTATATTCCATGCCTTTAAACCTGGATGCCTTCACCGGGTTTTATATTTCCATTGCGGAGTCGTATGACGGATCCGACGGATATACAGTAACCACAGAGGAAAGCGCCTTTGTAGAAGACACTTTTGAGGGCTATGCCATTACTGGCAAGCTGCCGTTTAAAAACACCTACGCCGGGGATTACGCACAATACGTATACGTCTCAGGCGCGCCGGCGAGCTGGCTGACGTTAATGGATCGGTTGATAGCGGTAGAAGATAAGTATTTCGACATATCGTTTATTAAAAATGTCTCCGGTGACTTTATCGTCAGTATTGACAAGTATGTATCGGACTACTTGACCACTACTGAAACGATAGCCTACACAGATCAAGGGATAGGAGTCTATCGAATACCGATTACTACGAACGCGGATTATGATAGCTTTTGTGTGACTATTAGAACGAATCCTACTTTAAGCAGCATCACCCCACCAGCACTATCCACCTGGCAGACACGATCTACAACCGTTGATCTTATCGACTGGACCACAGGGGCTAGTCCATCCGTTTCTTTATCAGGAGGCATTGCCACGTCAGAACTATCGGAGTATTTATATTTTAATTACAGCTTCATTAAAGACTATCAATACACCATTACCGTTTCCTACACTTCCACCAGTGGGGGTTTTGGAAGAAGTATGCTATTGGCGGTGACAGACGATTCATTCACCACAATAGACTCCAATGTCGAAACTACAACAGCCGGGGCGCAGTCTATCGTGCTGACGTTTACCGCAACAGATGACACCACCAAGATTATATTACGGGCAAGCGTAGCCGCGCAATTAGCAATGGACATTGAAATCACCAGTGCGACAGGGACGGTATTGGCTCCTGATGTGTCCTTAACAGAAGAGATTTGTATTGATATGATCGAATCATGCGAGGCTGTGAGTGGATTCACCCCTACAGACATTAGACTATTGGAGGACGGTTCATACCGGATATTAGAATGAGGGATTTCATTTGGCTTTCATGGCTCAACCCGCTGGGGGGATTTGAATACTGGTTATTCACCGGGTATAAGGATCACAACATTACCGTTAATGAAACGGGGGAGACGAAAAAGAATATCTTTCCTAATTGGCCGAAAAGCTACGGGGCTGGTGCGGACACCATCACTAAACAGACGTTTAGAAAAACAGTGAAGCAAAAGACCTTGAGGTCCCAGGTGTTAACTTCTACTCAGGCGGAACAATTAGGGGAACAATTGAAAAGCTCCATTTTGGTTCAAATTATTACATCGAGAAGGGACAGGAGAACGGTAACCATTGATGACAGCAGCATGACCGTCCGTAAGGAATCTAACAAAGTTCACACGTTAAGTTTTAACATCACCTATACAGACGAATACCCCACTCAGAAAGTATGATGATAAAAGTCTCCGATGGCTATTTGGATTTTGACGGCGAGGTAGAAATGGAGCGCCAGGTGAAGCTATTTGAGGACATTAAGGAAACCTGGGGGGACTTCTCATACACGTTCGAACTAGCCCTAACAGATAAGAACCTATCTTTATTAGGCCTACCTCTTCCAGATAATAAGTCGAAGATTGTTTACAATAAAGTCACGGCTGATCTATTAAGCGATTCCGGGGAGATCTTGTTTAAAGGCTATTTAAGAATTGAACGGGTGAACACGGTTATTGAAACCTCATTTTTCTCAGGGAATAATAACTGGCTCGGATCCCTGACGGGGAACATGACGGAGTTAAGGCTCGATTCATACGATCAGGTATTAAGTGAAGCAAATATAGTTGCGAGGGTTTCAGCCACTTCAGGGATAGTATTCCCTTTAATTGACACCGGAGCACTGGTAACGAGAAGTTACCACAATTTAAAAGTGGAAGACTTTGCGGGTTGCTTTTATTTGAAGGATTTGATGCGGGAAACGTTCAGCCAGTCCGGGTTAAAGATGGACGGGGAGTTGTTATCCGATCCACTTTATAATTCATTGGTTGTGGTGACCAACACCCGCAGTAAGACAGAAGTAGACCGGCATTCCATATCGGTAGGGGCAAACAGTGGGCAAGTCATCCCGTTAGGAGGAAGTGCCTCGATGGACTTTACCTTAACCACTAATCCTTACTTTGTTGGGGAGAGTGCGACGTTCGCAACGGATAGTATTTATTCGGCAGGCGTTGATATGATCGTGGACGTCTCCGCATCTTTTGAATTTGACTCTGGACTAATCGTTACCTTAAATAGAAGCGGCAGCCCTGGATCGCTTGGATTTGCCTCGGGGACACGCGGAACGATTAACGCAAAAGGGGTGAAGCTATCCGCAGGGCAGACACTATCTGTAAACCTGACAGACCTATTTTCAGGAGGACCAACGACAGTTATTAAAGGGATATTTAAAGTCACCCCAAGATTCATTTATAAAGCCTTTGGCCGGTCATCCGTTCCCCTGTGGTCGAAAGAGGATTTCGTTTCAAATATCTTCTCGCTGTTTAACGTCATCACGGATTACGATCCTTATACGAAAACAGTAACCGCCAATCTATTCAACAAACTCAAGACGAAAGAAGCGATTGATATATCCGATTACATCCAAGTGGAGGACACAGATTATACCGACTTCATTTCCAATTACGGTAAGAACAGCACCTTATCCTACCAAGAATCCGACGATGAAGATTTAAGAGAGTACAATATTGGGACGTTTTACAAATATGGGGTTGGTGTTATTGAGGTGGATAATGAGTTCTTAGAAGAAAGCGCGCCCTTATTGGAGAGTGACTTCTCCGCGCCGATTAGTTACATCCATCCGGCTTTCAATGCGAGTTTAGAGAAGATCAATTTCATTGAACTAACCGAAGAAGATAAGCAGGATATAACTAGCGTAACGGACTCCAGCGGAACACCTCGATTCAACATAACAGATGCGGATGATTTTTACGAAGTAAACGACCTGGTAAGATTGGAAATGAATAACATCGCCTATAACGGAGACTATGTTGTTGACGCTGTTACCAGTACATATATCACGGTAAGGGGGCTTGTTTTTGACTCTGACGCAACGGGAGAAGTTAAAAAATTAATCCACGGGCTGACTACTGACGATAGCGTGTACCTAATGATAAATTCTGGAGAAAGGAATGTAGAAGATTTTAGCAAAACGAATGATCAGATTTATATTGAAGGGACAACGTATTCCTCAGCCTCCCTTGCCTTTTTCAATCTGATTAATAATGCAACCCAATTCAATCAGGATTATAAACAGTCCTTAAGCTTTGGAGAAATCGTTGATCCGTTGTTTTATCAAAGAACTATGATCGATACCTATTGGTCATCCGTGAAGCGGGTTTTAAACGATCCGGTTAAACTAACCAGCAGGGCGTACTTCCCGGAACACATTCACAGGAGGTTGACCCCTCTCGCCCCGGTGACGATTAAAACATTAGAGTCAGTGAATACTTACTATGTTCAAAGAGAAACCGGCTATAAAGGATCTTATATACCCTGTACGATTGAGCTAATAAAATTACCCTAATGGCAGATAGAACTGAAAGTGTCGTTTTAGATTTTGAGGTGGATGAAAAAGAGTCCATTGAATCTATCAAAAGCTTAACCGAGGCTAATAAGAAATTACGCGCCGAAAGGAACGAATTAAATATTGCGACTGAGGCGGGTAAGAAACGTGCTGCTGAGTTAAATAAGCAGATCGACGCCAACACGGATAAAATAAAAGCCAATGTTTCAGCCCTTGAGAAGCAAAAAATAAACATCGGTAATTACAAAAGCGCCCTAGATGGGGTTAATCCGGCGCTTGGGAAAGTTGCGGACGGTCTGGATAAAGGTGTGCAAGGGTTTAAAGCGATGACCTTACAAGCACTTCGATTCATCGCTACCCCTATCGGGGCGATACTTGCGGCGTTGGTTGCAGTGTTTGCATTACTGAAATCAGCCATAAGTTCAAATAACAACGTACTGGATAAGTTTGAGAACGTCACGAACGCGGTAGGTGTCGTTCTTGATGTCATTATTAGTCGGGTTGGGAAGTTAGGAGAGGCGCTAATTGCATTGGCCACAGGGGATTTTACAGGGGCGTTAAATCTGGCAAAAGAAGCCTTCACAGGATTGGGTGATGCGATGGCTGTAGCGTTAAGACAAGGACAGTTATATCTTGATCTGTCTCGCGAGCTGGAAGATTCTCAACGCGCTCTCGCGGTGCAAGCCGCCAAACAGGAGAACGAAATCAGGCGGTTAGTTGTCGCCTCTAAAAACCGGAACCTAACCCTGGATGAGTCCGAAGGGTTATTAAGACAGGCTTTAAAATTAGAAGATGAGCTGGTAAAGAAGCGGGAGGAAAATGCTTTTAAGGATCTAGTCATCACCACAAAACAGATAGCCCTTCAAAAAGGACTTCAACAAACTTCAGAAGAGACATTCGATCAGTTTGTCAGCAGACTTTTAAAAGGCGGAGTTCTTGCAGATGACCAAGCCGATAAGATCACAGAGAAGTTAGTAGCCTTAGAATCTGCGCGGGGGTCTTCTTTGGCCTTTCAGGAGAAGCTTGAAAACCAACTCACAACCATCCAGGAGAAGAGAGCGGAAGCCATTAAGAAACAAACTGAGGCTTTAAGAGAACAGGAGGCCCAGGAACGCGCTACACGAAGGGCACAGTCAGGCGGAGATGCCACAGTTAAAGATCCTGAACTAGACGCTGAGTTTAAGAAAGCTGAAATTAAACTTGATATTAATGAACGGCTCGCGAAAGACATTGCGAAGATTAATAAAAAGCAAGCCGAAGAAGATAAGGCCAACGCCGAGAAGAGTATAGCTATTGAAAAAATGAAAGCTCAACAGGAGCTTCAAATAGCGGGGAATACGTTCGGCGCACTGGCTGACTTATCAGCAGAGGACTCTATTGCAAGGAAAGGATTTGCTACTGCGGAAGCCCTTGTAAATACCTATCTATCGGCTACCGCTGCTTTAGCTTCTGGATCTGAAATAAACCCTGTATTTGGTATCATCGCCGCAGCGACAGCAGTTGCAACAGGACTCGCCAACGTAGCTAAGATCAACGGAGTAGAATTTGCCGAAGGTGGATGGACTGGCCCGGGTCATAAATACCAACCTGTCGGAATTGTTCACGCCGATGAGTACGTAGTTCCAAAACATATCAATAATCATCCTGCCGCGCAGCATCACATCGGAGCACTAGAGCAAATGAGAATGCGAGGCTATGCCGATGGAGGGTACACTGCGCGTTCTGTTTCCCAACCGATCAATCAGTCGATGGAGGTCGGAAACTTATTGAAGAACTTAGGGCCATTTGAAGTCTCAGCCAAGGAGATTACCAAAGTTCAAAACAGGATAAAAGTCAAAGAAAAAATATCCAAGCGATGAGTATAAAAGAGAAGTACAATATTTCTCAATCCACCTGGCAAGCACTAGCAAAGGATGGCATTATTACCGCAAAAGTTGACCGGGCAGAATGTATTCTTTCCTGTTACTGTAAGAAGAAAGCCTCAGGATTAGACCATACAGAAGCGGTCAAGTCCACCGCGGAAGAGATGAGAGTCAGCCAAACATGGGTGTACGTGTTGGTCCGTAAATTCAACTAATTCCCAATTTCTTAACAATTCACTTTTTTCAAGACTGATTCCTATTTCGGTACTTCATGCCGTGATAGGACATATTTACATTTATGGGGAAGTCGGGAAACAGGTCACTTTAGACACGGTCTTAAAGGAGATCACCCCGAAGGCCACCGAATATGAAGTTCACATCCACTCCCCAGGAGGTGAGGTATTCGAAGGGTATGCGATCTATAACGCGATCAAGAATACCGGGAAAAACATTACGGTTAAAATCGAAGGGGTATGCGCATCGATAGCCACCCTAATAGCCGCAGCAGGATCAAAAATAATCATGAACTCGAAAGCGCAGTTTATGATTCACAACCCCCGAGTACAAATTGGGGGAGAAGCCAAAGATTTACGCAACGCAGCCGGTCAGCTTGATAAAATCAAGTCGCAGTTAATCAGCTCATGGGTAGGTAGAACAACCCTTACAGAAGCGCAATTATCTGAAATGTACGATCATGAAACATGGCTCACGCCTGAACAAGCTAAAGAGATGGGGTTTGTTGATGAAGTTCAGGAAGTGTTAAGAGCCGCAGCATCAGCCAATATTCAAAGAATACGGGCAGATGGAAGTTTTATTATAAACCAAAGCACCTTTAAAGTAGGGGACAAGGTCACCGCAAAAGAAGACAGCCTACATGATCCAAGTCACAAAGGAATGGTCATGACGGTAGCTGAAATTTCTACTCCGGCACTCGCTTTAAAGATGGAGGACGGCACAATCCACAAGTGGTATGTCGATCAAGAGCTTGAACCAATTAACGATACAAGAATGGAAAATACTGAAAAACTGTCTGCGATAGAATCCCTACTTAAAAAAGTAGTGAACTATTTCACCCCAAAAAACATGACCGAAACCCTGTCTGATGGACGGGTTATCAACGTCCCGGATGAGGATGATTGGACCGGTAAACCTGTCACCTTGGAAGACGGAAGCCCACTTGAAGACGGAACATTTACCATTGCTGGGGGGAAATCAATCACGGTAGCCGGTGGAAATATCACCGAAGTAAAAGAGGCTGAGGCCGCAGTTAAAGAGGAAGAAAAACCTGAAGATATGGAAACAGTTAAAAAACTTGAAGCCGCCGAGGCGCGGATCAAAGAACTTGAAAGCGCACTGACGGCACAGACTGAGGCCAAAACACAGGCTGAAGCTAAGGCGAAGAAATTCGAAAACAAAGCCACTGTAGAGGTAAAGGCCCTTCAGGAAGAGCTTCTTAAAATTAAGAACACCACGGTAGGCGATCCGACTCCACCAAAGAAAGCAGAGATGCCAAACTTTGGCCAGCCCGTAACGCTGGATCCTATGCAGCAGTTCTTTAAGACCAGAGTACTTGACACACGTAACACCGACTAATATATGACACTCCAAAACAAACCAATCCTTAAACCTGTCGCGTCCATGTATACGCCGGATATTACGTATACATACCCTGGTAAGCTTAACCTTGAATTGATTAAGCCGATCAGGATCGACACTCCCGCACTTTCTGATCTATTCAGAATCATCCAGGGCGTTCGATGTGGAGAATACCTCCACTATATCAACCCATTAACCAGCGTGCTTTCCAAGCCCTCTGGGGACTGTTCACCAACTTATACTCAGGCCGGATCTATCACCGACAGAAGACTGGAAACGGGTGAGTTTCAAATCAATCTTGAGTGGTGCGAAGCTGAATTTTCAGCCATCTGTACTGCTCTTGTTGAGAAGTACGCCGGACAGGGTGTGGATGGTTACGAACTTCAAGGTAATTTGCAAAGCATCATCTTTGAAGAAGTACTGGAAGCTGCAAAGCTTGATGTTTTGAAGGCAATGTTCTTCTCTGACAACTCCTTGGGCGCGGCCAACACTTCGATCTATTCTACAATAGACGGCGTGTTTACGAAGTTCTTCGATTCAGAAGCTTCTTATTGTGTGCAGCCGGTGGATAACTCAACCTTCCCGAATCAACATAATTCAACTCTCGCCAGTGGAAACGCGGTGACTGTGTTGAGAAAATTATGGGGTAACTCAGACATCAGACTGAAGCAACTTCCAACCAACGCAAAGGCGATCTGGGTAACAGGTTCTGTATGGGAGAACTACTATGACTCATTGATTGCAGATTGTTGCAATGAAGGCTCATGGAGAGCTGGACAAGATGGTATCACAAGACTGTACTACAGAGGCGTTGAATTGATTCCGCTGTGGTTTGCGGATGAGTCACTTGAAAACGAAAGTGCCAACCCGTTCTATGATGAGATCCGCCACTTTGCGATTTACACCGCAAAAGGCAATCACTACATGGGCGTAGAGCGTTCCAGTGACCTTAACAACTTGACTTCATGCTTCGATTGCCGGACAAACTCTACCCTTATAAAGGGCAGAATGCGTTTCGGATACAACTTTGCGCAGTGCGATTTGATTTCATGGGCTAAATAATTTAAACCCCTACTGATATGCCATTATGCGGAATAAGCTCCGGGATTGATTACGACTGTTTATCAAAGAAACGGATTTCAGGGGTTAAAAAGGTTTGGCTCTTCAATGTTGACGATCTTAACTCAGCCATTGACCCGAACGGGACAGGATATGTAACAGGATTGGAATTTGACGGATACGAGGGATTGTACCTTTTTGATGCCGGTAAGTTCTCCCATTCTGCGACTTCTCCTATAAACGTTCAGGCTGAATCAGGCGCGGTAAGTTTCCTGCAAAACGTCATCTTGAGACTGTTTGTGGACACTCCGTCTGAGATACAAGTACTTTCTGATCTCCTGGTTGCCACGGTTGGAGCGATCGTTCTAACCAATAACGGGGAGTTTAGAATCTACGGTGCGGTGAACGGAATGAGCGCGACCGAAGGGGCTGTAAGTCCTACAGGTAGGGCGCAGGGTGAAGACACTGCAACGACTGTAACCTTAACCGGGGAGGAGTCATTGCCGTATAGAATCCTTCTGAAGACGGATTACGCTACCACGTTAAGTTACGTTCAAGCGTTAGAAGTTTAATAAATAGCCATAACTTGTTTGAAGAGACTCTTAGAAATAAGGGTCTTTTTTTATGCCCTTTTTTATACAGAAATTTAAATGAATTTTTATATTTGTGTATGACTAAGCAAGAAGTACTTGAAGAACTAAAAAAAGCCGGGCAAATCGACAGTAGTCGGAAGTCGCCTTTATGGCTGGAAGCGTTCAAGCTTTACAATGAAGCCCACCCTCAGGGGAAGAAAAATCCAAGCTGCGGAAGTTGTTTTAATAGGGTTCGTGAATGGCTGAGATCGTGACTCTTTTCCAGATTCTTTACAAAGAAGATCAGCGCGCACACCTTTACCCGTTCGCCGTCCCTTACTTTAATGAAAATCTGACCATATTCTTTGAAAATGATCCTATTAAGAGGATTGTTGACGCTTACGAGGGGGAAAAATTATCGGTTTGCTCCTGGAAATTATCTCAAAAGGTGCGGAGAGTCCACCCGGTGACGGAAGAAGTATTAAAATCCGACTATCAAGTTCTTTCTTTAACGCGAAATAGCTCCAGACACCAGATGCTGGCGATGGCGAACCAATGGCACAAGGAATTTATTCCAACAATTGATCTTTTGTGGCAGAAATTAGGTCTAAAAAGACCGCCTGAAGCGAAGAATCCAATTTATCAAAATCATTTTTCCGCGAAATCGGAGATTTACAAGGACTACGTTACCAATTTTTTGACTCCTGCAATGGAATTAATCATGACAGACGAAGAATTGAACGCTAAAATGCTACAACCCTCGGGCTATGGGAAGATGGCACGCGGGGCAGATTTAAAGTCAGTCAAGGCAAAGTTAGGACTTGAGGATTATCCACTTTGTCCATTCATTTTAGAACGCTGTCCGTCTTTGTTTTTCCAGATGAAAGGCTATAAAATTTCTTACATACCATGATTAGTTTAATTCATCCAAGCCGGGGACGCCCACAGAAAGCGTATGCGACAGCAAGGTATTGGCATGAACGCGCAGCGGGTGAGTTTGAACATATTCTGAGTTTAGATAACTCAGATAAAGAAGCTAGAAAATACGAAATGCACTTTGCTGAGGTTGTAATAATTGACAATCATTCTAGTGTCGTCGAAGCCACTAACCACGCAGCCAAACATGCAGCCGGGGATATTTTACTTTACCTATCCGACGACTTCAAATGCCCTGATAATTGGGCGTCATTAATCGAGAAGGAATTTGAGGGAGTTACAGAACCAATGCTGTTAAAGGTGGATGACGAGTTGCAAAAATTCGAGGTCGGGATAGTGACCATCCCAATAATGAACCGGGCACTATACGAGAAGTTAGGGTATATGTGGCACCCGGAGTATAAATCGATGTGGGTTGATTGCGACTTATTCGAGACTTGCAAACGGATCAACGCGATAAAGTATGCACCTCATTTAAAATTCCCTCACGAACATCCAAGTAATGGCAAGGCGCAGAACGATGAGACGTACACAAGAAGCGCAGCGAATTGGGATCAAGGTAAAAAAGTATTTATGAAACGATCCCGTCAGGGGTTTCCGATATGAATCTTTCTATTCTCATTTGCACACTCCCTGAACGGGCCGACAAGTTAAGAAGGCTGAATAATATCTTAATGCCTCAGGTGAACAAGCACAAAGACCAGGTATCGGTTCACTTTAACGACGCAGGGAAAGCTATGCCCACAGGGACTAAAAGAAACTTATTACTTGCTCAATCATCCTCTGATTACTTTGTCTTCATAGATGATGATGACGTAATACCTAGCCACTACGTTGCATCCATTTTAAAGGCAATGGAATCCGAACCGGATGTAATTACATTTAAAGGATACATGACTACTAACGGGGCAAATAGAGAGAACTTCACGATCAGATTAGGTTCTAAGTACTACTCTGACAAAGGGCATCATTACCGCTGGCCCAATCACATTACCGTGATGAAAAGGGAGAAAGTAAGGTATGTTAAATTCCCGGACATTTGGCAGCAGGAAGATTACCAATGGTCTAAGAAGATTCACGACTTAGGATTATTGAAAACGGAAGTCCATATTAATGACGATATGTATTGGTATGACTGCAACCCTAAAAGATCGCAATTCCACGAACGCAGACAACAAAGAAGATGATTATACTCTCGATACTAATTCCAACCATCCCAGAACGGGGCGAAATGTTCACCCGGCTTTTCAATGAAGTCCACAGGCAGATTGCGTATATGGATACCGTTCATCCAACTCTTGGAGAAATAGAAGTGTTGGTTGATGACTCTAAAAGATTTCTGGACGGGGGGTTAAGCATTGGTAAGAAACGGGAAGCACTCGTTAAAAGAGCGACAGGGAAGTATTTGTGTTTCCTGGATGATGACGAAACGATTGCCCCGAATTACGTAGAGGTCTTGGTAAGACTAGCACAAAGCGATTGCGACGTTTTAACATTCAATAACATTTCCAAGATGGATAATTTTTGGACCTTGGTTAGGATGCGATTCTATAACACGTTTAACAGTCAGGCAAAGCCGGGAACAATTGATAGACCCCCGTGGCACATTTGCCCTGTAAAAACTGTGATAGCTCAAAGTGTACCGTTTCCTGATTCTAATTATGGTGAGGATTGGGAGTGGTTTGAAAAGGTGTTAAATCAATGTACGGATGAGGAATATTCAGAAGCTATAATTCACCAATACAACCACAGTTCAAAAACAAGTGAAGCCGATAAGATAACAAGTGCGTTTTTACCAACTTTCAATAATGGCAAGTGGACTTATCCAAACGAAAATAAAGCAAAATAAAATGTATAGTCAATCAAATGAAGAATCGGTGATACTGGATTACTTCAAAGACTTTACCGGAACATTCTTATCCATCGGAGAGAATGACGGGGTAACCTTTTCTAACGTTCGCGCACTCGCGGAGCGTAACTGGAAAGGCGTGATGGTGGAGCCGTCCCCTAAGGCATACGAAAAATTAAAAGCTCTTTATAATGGTCACAAAGGATTCTACATTTACCCCTACGCGATCAGTAGCCACAACGGCAAGGCGATGCTTCAAGAATCCGGGCCGTTATGTTCTGCTTCCGATGTTGGCCTGGTTAGCACTTTTCATTCTCAGGAGAAACAGAGATTTGAAAAGTCTGTTAGATATGATCCGGTAGAGGTAACGACTTTCCGGTGGAAGACATTCTTAAACCGACTCAGGATAAAGGAATTTGATATGATTTCTTTAGATGTTGAAGGGTCGGAATTGGACATCCTTCCCGAAATGGATCTAAGCAAAACCAGTTTAATCGTGATCGAGTGGAACGGGAAAGAGAACCTTAAAACAGAATACGAAAAATACCTTGAAGGGTTCAAGTTGATTTATACGTCTCCTGAAAACTTAATCTACGCAAGATGATAAAACAAATAATCGCATTCTTTTTCCTAACTATTATCGTTGGGATGATTTTTTTGGTAACTATATACTTATTTACCCTTATAAATCAGGCTAAAAACAGGGTTTTTAAAGAATTATGAAAATATTTTACTTAAAAAGCTTGCGTATGAAATCCAAATGGATTATCTTTACTTCATAATTAAACAATACGGTTATGAAAATCCAGAACGCAAAAGACCTGAAACCAGCAAAGAACGAAATCAGCCATATCCAAGCTTTGATGTTTGTAGAGAAGTATGGTAAAAAGATGGTTTGTCAATTCAGTGTATATCTGTCAGAAGGTCAATACCACCTTGCAGAAGGAATGATTTTCAATGAACGCCAAAACCACAAAGTGGTAATGAGCAATAAGTCTTACGATGTGATTGCTAACTATTTAATGAACGCTAAATAATCCAGCCATGAGAGAAGATATTATGACCACCTACAAAGAATTGAAAGCCATCAAGGCATCATTTGAGCGCGTTGAAAAACCCGCTACTAAATGCTACTGGGTTGGCACTGACGAGTGCGGCATTATGGTCGTAACGCTGGATATTCACGCCATTAAGGGGCTGGATAATCTTCAAACCGTTGAAGCGGTGAACAGTGATCAGGCAAGGCTTTTATACGCTTCAACATGGTAGCATTACGCAAATTCAAAACCCTTGTAGACCTGCTCACTTACTTTAAGGATGAGCAGGTTTGCCGTGATTATCTTGAACTGATCCGCTGGAATGGTAAGATCGTTTGCCCGTATAAAGAATGCCGCCACGATCACGTGTTTAAGTACACCGATGGCAAGCGTTATAAGTGCGCTAAATGCCAGCGTCAATTCTCGGTTAAGGTTGGGACTATCTTCGAAGATTCTAAAATCAGCCTGCAAAAGTGGTTTGCTGCCATCTACCTAATTACTTCGCATAAGAAAGGTATATCCAGCCTTCAATTACACCGCGACCTCGGAGTTACGCAAAAGACCGCTTGGTTTATGCTCCATCGTGTCCGCCACACGTTAATGGTAAGCCCGACCGAAAAGCTTACAGGCATCATTGAAGCAGACGAAACGTTTATCGGTGGCAAAGAATCTAACAAACACAAGTCAAAGCAGACCGAAGGAACGCAAGGCCGATCAGCTAAGACTAAAACGCCAGTGCTGGGCATTATCGAGCGCGGTGGCGAATTAAGAGCTATTAAAGTAATTAGCACACAAGGCTACAGCCTTCGCCCGTTCATCGTTAACAACGTTGAGTTTGGGTCAACTATCCACACTGACGAATGGTGGGGTTATCGTGGCTTATCTCGCATTTTCAAGCATCAATACATTAACCACGGTGACGGTGAATACTCGAAAGACGGTGTTCACACAAACACGATTGAGGGCTTTTGGAGCCTGTTAAAGCGTGGTGTTATCGGCATCTATCACTCCATGTCCGATAAGCATTTGCAGAAGTACATTGATGAATTTGTATTCAGATACAACACTCGCGGCATGTCCGAAAATTTCCGGTTTGATCGGATGCTGAACAACATCAATTCACATTTAACCTACAAACAATTATGCTTAAAGAAGTGATTGACAAATGGAAGCTTAACCGGAACCTATTAGCGATCAAAATGGGTATGTCAAAGGATGCGTTCAATAAGAAATTGAACGGTACAGATGGGAGATCATTGAGCGATGAAGAAATGCAAAAGCTTTCAAAGATTCTCCTGGAATTACGTGACGATCTGGAGAGCGGGGAAACCGATGCGTTTAACGATGCGTTGCGCCTGATCTCACAGAAAGAAGTTTAACAAAACAGGATTGCCGGAATGACCGGCTTTCTTTAAACCCGATTAGGGTGAATAAATATATAGTTACCATTTTTTTTATTGCCGGATCAGTTGCTTCGGCCAGCTTTAATGTAGCTGAATGGAATGAAACAACCAGAGGAGTTGTGGCTTCGTTTTGGATATTCAGCGAAGTGGCTGTTTTTATCATCTCAATAAACGTAGACGATATTTTAAAATGATCGTCGTAAACTTCGCAACTCGTCAATACCGCGCAGGCCAAAAAAGACTGCAAGAATCTTTAGGTGACGTTCCTAATTTAATGTTCACCGAATACAGCCAGATAGGAAGCCCTACTCATCAGGATAGCCCGTATGAATTTAAGATCCATGCGATAGAAAGGGGATTTGAAAAAGATAACATTGTTCTGTGGGCCGACGCTTCGATGTACCTTATGGGGGACATATCAAGGATTGAAAAGATTATTCAGGAGGACGGTTATTTTATAGAGGAGGCTGGGCATTATGTTAACGACTGGTGCAACCAACACACCAGGCAATATTTCCAACTTCAACCGGAAGAAAATTATACCATGTTCTCCGCGGGGCTTTTGGGATTAGATAAAACCTCGCCTATTGCCATGTCCTTTTTCAGTCAATGGAAAGCTTCAGCGAAGGCAGGATGCTTTAAAGGTGACTGGTCGAATCATCGCCACGACATGACCTGCGGATCGATTATAGCGCAACGCATCGGTTTAAAATACCAGCGAGGAGGATCACACATGGCCTACATTGGGGAAGTGTTTGGGGAACCGGAGCCAGGCGCAGTCTTTCATTTAAAAGGAATTGTATAATGGAATATTACATCAGGTTTATTACCGCTGCTTTTATTGCGGTAGGCTGGATTTGGGGATTTGAGTTCACATTTAAAGACGGTGAGATCTTTGGAAGACCGGGGAACTGGATGAGGGCGCACTTGCCAGAATGGGTTAATAAGCCCCTATTCGATTGTAAATTCTGCATGAGTAGCGCTCACGGAACTATCATGTACTTGATTTTACTTTCCGGCTATCCGTGGTATATGTGGATAGTTTTTTGTTTTTCCTGTTGCGGGATGACGGCCATCTTTGATAATAAATGAAAAACCGGGCTTTTCCACGGCCCGGCTCTCTATGGCTTTTTAACCCACAATCATAGAAGGAGACGATTGTGCAATGCAAACTTAATAAATTTTTATGCCAAATTTAAATCAAATCTTACATTTTTAAATGAAACTAGCCGCAGTATTCGTGGTTTGGGATGATTGGGAATTGCTTTTTAAATCAATCGACAACATTGAGCCAGTGGTGGATGGGGTTATTGTTGTGTACTCTGAAACTTCCAACTTCGGGGAGATTTCAGAACCTCCATTTCTTTTAAAAGCCTGTAAAGTGGAGGGCGTTTATCAATACGAACCTAATTTAAAGCTAACACCACGCGAGAATGAGACAAATAAAAGAAATTACGGACTAGGGATTGCTCGCGAACTAGGGTACACGCACTTTCTAATGATGGACGCCGATGAGTTTTACGAACCAGAACCGTTTTTAAAAGAAAAAGAGAAGTTTAAAAACCCTGATCTTATGGGTTTAGTCTGCCAGTGCCAGACATATTTTAAAAGCCCAGGTTTAACGATTGGGTTAGACACTACCTTAGTGCCATTCATTCATAAACTCACTCCCACCATCGCCCACGCGTTTAATAAAAGCTATCCTTTCGCCTGGATAAACGGACAAATCAGAATCGACCCCACCAGAAGCTTAAATATCAACTCCAGGGTAGAGCGAACTGATTTAATCATGGATCATTTTTCATGGTATAGGAGGGATTATTCTAAAAAAATAAGGAACTCAACCGCCCGCCGTAATATAGAAACATCTACTATCATTGAAGATTTACGCAATGCTAAGGAAGGGTATTTTTGCAAGTTCTATCAAAAAACCTTAATAGCTTGTGATAACAAATACAACCTACCTTTATACGAAGATAATATTATACCTTAATCCATTCCGTCTAGCATCATTCTTGATATTATGCCTAGATACGTTCTTAGCTTTCGCTGCCTCTGCCATGGAGTCATAAAATATCCCCGTTGATACGTCAAGGGACGGGCGGTATTTTGGATGATCAACGCCGCAAGTTCTTTTGTGATTTAACGTTGAATACGAGTGTTTAATATTTTCTCTCCTGGTTGTCCATTCCAGATTATCAACACGGTTATCCCCCTTTATACCGTTCTTATGGTTTACCTCATTCCTATTTAATGGGTTTGGCAAAAAACACAAGGCAATTAACTGATGAACCTTAAATGGTTTTTGTGTTGACCCGTCACACAGCCGGACATTAGAATACCATGATTTTGTTTTTGGGTTTAAATACCTATTCCTTCGCTTTGAATAGATTCGACCGTCCTCAGTGGCCGCATAAAATGATTCATATCCTGGTATATCTTTCATTATGTGAATATACAAAAAGGCTTAAAGTAATTACTTTTGGTTAGCCTAAATATTCCTGCTTATTTTCGTCCTATCAGCATGATCGATTCATGCAATTGATCCGGGAAAATATGAGCATAACAAAGACACTTAGCCAGCCGTTTGTCAAGTTTTACAATTTCATTCAGCGGGAGTTTGTCTATCCTGGACAATACGATACCCAAAGCAAATACCTTCCCTTCGGAGTAAACGATAATTTCCCAAATGAACTAGCCTCGTTAGTTGAAGGAAGCCCCACAGCTACATCATGTCTTTCGACTGTGGCGGATTTCATCACGGGAGAAGGGTTTAATTTAGGGCCAGATCTGGAAAATTTGGTCATCAACGCGCAGGGGCAGAAGTTTTTGCAATTTCACACCATTCAATCGGACGTATTTACCCACTATTGGGGGGTTGCGACTCTCATAAAATACAACCAAGCCGGACAAATTACGCAGTTTTTCGATATTCCTTTTGGGTACTGCCGATTAGGCAAACCAGATGATAAAGGGGTAATTTCAAAGATCCTGTATAATCCGTACTTCGGGACGGCTCATTACCGATCTAAGGATAATGAAGAGTACGATGTTTACAATCCATCAGCCGCAACGATTCAAGCCACCGATAAAAAATGGAAAGGGCAGATATTTTGGATGGCCCGACGCACCCGAAAAGATCCATTTTACACAATCCCCGATTATTATTCTGCGAAAACATGGATGAACGCAGAGAAAAACGAGGGCGTTTATGTGGATGAGAACCTGGAAAGTGGGTTTTTAACCCCGGCAATACTTAAATTATACGGCGATCCCAATGAAGGATCAGGAGTAAAGGACTCCAACGATAAAGAGATCACAAAAGGGGAGATGTTTGATAAAGAAATGTCTTCCAAATTCCAGGGCGCGAAGCGAGTCGGCCAATTAATGGCTTTTTGGGCGAGTAATAAAGAAGAATTTCCCACAGTCGAAGCCTTTCCCTCCAATGGGAACGCGGAAGCCATCAAATCAGGCGATGAATTAACGGTAAAAAAGATCACCGTAGCAACTAAAGTGCCCGCAATACTGGCGAATATCTCCGAAGGGGTAAGCTTAGGTGGAGACGGGAACACCATCAGGGCAGCTGTGAAGCTTATGCAGCAACGGGTGAAGCGTCAGCAGTCTGTCTTGATTGATTACTACGCGGAAATCCTTTCAAAACTTGTAAACCCAGTAACCGTTCCGATTTCAATCGTCCCGTATAACCCATTCCCAGAATTAGAAAGCATTGATCCATTGATTTGGGCTGAATTAACGCCTGAAGAAAAAAGAAAGTGGATAGAAGACCATACGGAAATTGAATTAATCGACGCACAGTCCGCACCAGTGACACCAACGCCAGCCCCGGAGACTCAGAACCGATTTACAAACCTTCATTTCAACTCTTATCCTAAAAAAGCAAAGGAAAATGTTAAAAGAGCGCTCGAGTGGCAGGATAAAATGGGCGCAAAGTGTCTTAAACCCAAAGGGCGGGAGCTATCACAGAAGATTTTAGACGGCGTCCCATTAGGGCCGAAGGATATTAAAAGACTTTCCAGGTATTTGAGTAAACAAACCATCCACGCGAACAAACCCTATGATGGGGAAACGTGTGATTCGGTTCTTTACGATGCATGGGGAGGTTCAGAGATGATGATGTGGTCACTTGAAAAAATGAAAGAATTAAATGGCGAAACTGATTAACTACCAGTACTTAAAAACAGAGACGGACATTTCGCAGAATGTTCCCGAGGCTGAATTGGACAACCCTATAAAGCGATCACAGGAAATGTTATCCATGATTATAGGGGAGGATCTTTATGCCGAACTGGAAAGCCAGCACCCAAATTACACCGGGTCGAATGTTACCCTAATGACGTATGTGAAAAAGTTTCTGGCGTGGCAGGCTTACGCGTTCTGGTTACCAAAGGCAAACTTTAAAACCCATGCCTCAGGGTTGCGGGTTCATGAAGAGGAGAACTCACGGGCGGCCAGTGATGCAGAAATGGCTACGTTAATCAAGGACGCAAAGATGTGGTGCCAGACATGGAAGGAAAAAATGGTTCAGTACTTAGAAGATAATTACGAAAGCTTCCCTTTATACGATAATAACTGTAACACGAATAAACGAACCGGGACGGGCTTTCATATTACCGCAGTAGGAACGAAACACGGAAAGAATTGCACTTGTCATAATTGCTACAATGGACATTCATAATGAGTTTATAGCGCAAGAAAAAGAACTGGTATTCTATGCCGGGAAAGCCATCCTTAATAAGGTGCATTCATTCTATGATGTGAACGGGGATGACTGGAACTTCCAGGATGCTACCGGATTCACTTTCAGGATCTGGGAGGAAAGGGAAGGGGGATTGTTAATGATCGATTGGGATGATACCAATTTAGCTAATTCAGGAAATGAAATAACCTTGAACGCACCCGCAACAGATACGGACATTGAAAGGGGTAAGTATTATTACGAGATTGAATACTTAGTATCTGGTGGATATTCTGTTTTGATTGCTTATGGAACGGCGAAGTTTATATGAACTTTGTATTAAACGATAATGAAATCAGTTTCACGCTAACGGACAATTTATCCTTTACACTTAACGATCAGGAGATAAATTTTCAATTAACCGTGACTGCTACAGTGGGGAATATCCGACTACTGGAAGACGGCTCGTATAGACTTTTGGAAGATGACTCAATAAGACTTTTAGAATAATGGCAAATAAAAAGATTTCCGAACTAACCGCAGCCGGTGCCCTCACGGGCGCAGAATTAATTGAAGCTGTTCAGGGTGGAGTAAACGTTAAAACCACAGCGCAAGATATTGCTGATCTCGGGGGAGGGGGCGGTACGTGGGGATCAATCACCGGCACGCTATCTACCCAGACAGATTTACAGGCTGAGTTTAATTTAAAATCCGATGCCCTCATTACCCTTGTTCCCGAACCCGGTGCACACACATTAGACGCGGCCAATTTAACTTCTATAAACGCGGGGGCATCTATTAAAATTGTCGGCGATGACTCCGGCGCTTTAACGGTTCCTTTAAATGCTACAGTAGCTTTTCCGGCAGGTTCTGTTATTGGCTTAACAGGTTATACTTCAGTAGTCGCAACGGGAGGAGTAACGGTTACGGGAACAGCAGGAGATTTGAATATTCCAGCAGGCACCACAGTAACCCTTGAAAAGACGGGTACAGATGCATGGACGTTACACAACGGAACAGCAGCGGAAAGTGTGGCCTTTGCAGACATTACGGGGAACGCAACAGATAACAGTAGTCTAAGTACGGCACTATCTGGGAAGCAGCCCATTGACTCTGATTTAACCGCTATAGCGGCTCTTTCTCCATCAAACGATGATATAATTCAAAGAAAAGCTGGCGCGTGGACGAATAGGTCAATGAGTCAACTTAGAACTGATTTACAAGTCCCTAAAATAATTCAGCTCGCGGCCTCCGACGAAACGACAGCTTTAACAACCGGAACAAAGATAACTTTTCGGATGCCGTATGCAATGACCGTTACAGCGGTCAGAGCTTCGTTAACCACCGCGCAAACATCCGGTAGCGTTCTAACCATAGACATAAAGGAGTCAGGGACTACAATTTTTTCGACAAAACTAACAATAGATAACTCAGAAAAGACAAGCACAACAGCGGCAACGGCTGCTGTGTTATCTGATACATCACTAGCTGATGACGCTGAGATAGCGATTATTGTAGATCAGGTGGGATTATCCCCGGCAGGATTGAAAATAGGTTTAATAGGATATTAAAAAAGGCATGTTAATTAACCCATATTTATTTGACGGCACTGGTTCTGATGTATTTGGCATCATAGGCGATTCAAATGCCGACGGAAGAGGAGAAACAATTCCAACAGTCTCAACGAATACACTTTTTCTAAGCAATGGATCAGTCCTAACGGAGATAACAACGCAATCTGTGGCTAATGATGATAACACGAAAGGTTCAGCGTGGCAACAGTTTGCAACTGATTATAAAACCTCAACTGGCAGAAAAACCATTTTAGTTCAGGGGGCTTCTGGAGGCGCTGAGTTTTATCCTAATGGAGATAATAATAACTGGTATACGTCAGGCACTCTCTACGCAGCGTGGAAAACAAAAATGGATAACACGTTGACGTTAACAGGTAAATCATTACCGAAAGCAATCTTTATAATTCTGGGAATAAATGATGCAAGAAGCAGTAACACTCTAGCAAATATAAATACAGGTATTACGAGCCTCATTTCAAGGTTAACCACAGACTATCCAGGGGTTCCGTTGGTATTTTCTGCGTTAGGGAGAAGCGAGGGAACTACATCAGCAGACACAACGAAGGTATACAATGTTAGGGTGCTTATGCAGGACGCTGTTCAGGCAACCACAGACGCCTATATGTGCGCCAATTTGTTTGCCTTTACTGGAACGGGAATGATGCAGGTTGATAATTTACACTTCACTCAATCTGGTTATAACGCAGCAGGTGCGATGTTCGCAAGGTGGATGATTAATACATCATATTCGAAATGGGCGCGGGCCGTCATATCATCGCACTTTGATGAATTAAGCACCAATAGAAAAACACTGATTGCTAATTTCATTGACAGTCAGGTTGCAAACGGTAATTATTTCGACTTTGAGCAATACACATTATCACAAACAACAACCGCGAATAATGCAGCCATAGATTGGGTATTCCTGAATTACAATCTAAATAACGGGGCAACATTCAACGCAAATAACAGCCTTCAGACAACAGGATCAACCGCATCTCATTTCATAACATCGTATACACCTCTTAACAATAACGCGAAGTCATCAAACACAGATGTTATTGTTGGAGCTAGGGTCGGAACGATTGGAACAGCTTCAGGTACACCAGCCATTCTTTTCGGTTGTGGTGGGTCTGGCACAGGAGAATTAAGATTCGCACAAGGAATTAATAACGTAAATTATGCAGTCAACTGTGAAACTATCCCAAACGGTACAGATGTAAATATCCAGTCAAACAACCTCTACGCTATTGCTAGGGATGGAGGAACTCAGTATCTACTTAAAAATGGGTCTGTGGTTAATTCTTCTGCTGATGCGGTGACAACACAGCCTCTGAATGCAGTGCGATGGGGGATGTTTCTTAACAACACTACTGCACAATTCCCTATTCAAGCACATTTTAAAGCTGTTTTTGCCGCAAAGTATACAACATTCGACGTAAGCAGCTTTTTTACTGAACAAGAATATCTAATAGCGCACTGGAATGATTGAGAATGTTACCATACTGAATCTTCCCTGGTTATTGCTTCGCTCTGATAGACAGAGTTGCCACACCGTAAGCAGTGGTAATACCCTGACTTCATTTTGTGGACTTGAAACGATCCGCATACAGGGCAATCAACCTCTATTTCATCGAATGATAGATCGTTTGACGAGGTTGATTTCAACCATGCTGCAATTCGTTTCAGACAGACTTTCATGGATTAAAAGTAGGGAAAAATTATGAACGTACTACAACGCATAGGATCATCGAACGGAATTAAAGGGAGTGCCTTTCCGATCCCTTCGGATCTTGTTATCTGGGAGGCGGCCACTTCTGTAAACGATACCCCAACAAGTGACGGTGATTATTTTTGGCACAACCCCGGCGGTACTGGCATAAGGGCCTCTTTGCATTACGATGAAGGGGCGTATTCCATCGAAACAGTTTCCGGAAGATCTTACTACAAAATATATCTCGATCCTGACGTTCCAGATGCTGGCGCAGGACTAAATAACTACCGCGCAGAAATCGAAAGAAACGTAACGAATAAACCTGTTGGTACGATCAGATTGTTAGGCAGCGGGTTTATGTTTCCGTATATCCTAAATCACGGCGGCGAATTAGTCATCGGACAATGGAAAAGCGGCACCGCTCCCGGTGGTCCGTGGCCTTTAAACTCTCCTGTTATCTATTTAGGTCTTGCTTACAGTGGGCAAACCGATCAGTACGCGGATGCAGCAGTCTCCAACGAGTTAGTAGTCGTTAACAAAGTCGTCGATTTCGAAGGCGCTGGAAATGGAAGAACCAATACAGGAATAGTCATCGCGGCAGGGACGGAATACTTCATGCGACAATACATCAAGGGAGGAACGGGGGTTGCTGGAAGATACATTTTACAATTAAAAGTCGGGCGCGGTGGAACCTGGTCAACGATCTACGACGAATTAGAAAGCACTATTTGGAATGAAGACGATGATGGGGGAAGCGTTTCGCAAGTCACCCCGTACTGGACTACCGGAATGTACGCACAGAATATCAACACTGACGCGGAAGTTGTTTCTGAGAAAGCCTTGAACGGTGGAGTATACAACATCACCATGTACCTACTCGATAAAATCAAAGCTGCAGATTTACTCGCGGCTGATCCTTATTACACTTCTTCAACGGTTATAAAGTCAGTAGACACAAGTTACTAATATGAAAATTACAAACGTCATCAAAGAACCTGTTTTCGGTGGAACTGTCACAGCGAGATTATACCAACCTATAACCCCTTCCAGTAATTGGGTTATCTGGTATCATGGCATGGGGCAAGTCGGGCCAGACGATGGGTCACAGCTTAATGAGGTGGAATTTTTACCCGGCTTCCCGAAGTTCGCTAAAGGCATTCGCCCGGGTGAGTCAACCGAACGCGGACTCATGGAATACCCGTTTAACATTTACGCCGTTCAAACAGAGGCAAATTACAACTTCGAAAAGGTTGTGTTAGCAACTTACATCGCTTTGAAAAAGAAAGCTAAAAATCTTGTAGTCGGCGGGATCAGTTTAGGAGGAATTTGCACAATGGAATCTGGATTTGATTTCAACGATTTAGGCGGATTCATTAAAGGGCTGCTTAATTGCTGTGGAAGTTTTGAAGTCTCAAAAGCCTCCCGGATGAGAAACATTCCAATCCTTTGGTGGCACGGCGATCAGGACACAACAGTAAAATACACCGATGCCACGCCGACGAATCCTAACGGGGTACGCGGGGCACTGGAAGCCTCGAACGCTTTAAAGGCACTAGGTAAGCCGGTAGAGTTTATCACCCTGCAAGGTGTAGGACATAACGCATGGGATAAAGCATTTACCACAGCTCCTGATGATAAGAGTCTCGCGTTTGTAAACAGGATTTTCGCAGCACAGGAAATTCAATCCACGCAGGCAGTCGATTATTCAAACTATAATCTCACAATTGATAAAGCGATCGCCTCACTGAGCGCACTAAAAAAGTAACCGTATGAATAGATTACAAAAATCACTCGACACATTCCAAAAAAGGATATTTAAACACTGGCAGACTACCTTTAAAGGGGTCGTTTACGGAGTAATAACCTATATGTATTTCGTGGGAAAGATCAACACGCAGGAATGGATAACTGCCATCGGTGGAATCCTGACGTTTAACTCCATCTTCCTGCAAAAAGATCCTGGAAAAGTAGCGAACAAACCACCAAAGGAAGTTTTAAATGAACGTATAGAATGAGACTAGAGGTTAAACGCTGGTATCGACCATTAGCCACTTACGGGAACGGCTACGTTGTGAATGACGTTGACATGATCGTCTTTACCTTCAAAACTTTGGAGTTACCCTGGAAGGATAATAGGCGTTCTGTAAGCTGTATTCCTGAGGGAGTTTATGATGTCGTGAAGGAAGGACCAACACTGAAACGTCCTTACATTTACTTCCGGGTTCCGAATGTTCCGGGAAGATCTGGAATACTTTTTCACCCAGGCAATTTTAGCAGCCAGATACGCGGGTGTTTGTTGCCGGGGGAGAGAATTAAGGACATCAACGAAGATGGAATACTGGATATTGTGAACACAACCATGACATTGAAAAAGATTGTGGACTTAATGCCGGATAAATTTACACTGACGATTACCAACGGGGAAACCTTATAAATACGGTACGAAAAGAAGGTGCGAATATCCTAACTTATATTCGTTTTATGAACCTTGAAAATGTTGTTCAAAATACTTTGTGTGATGATGGGTATTACTTCAACGTTACTTTTAATTAAGGATGCAAGACATCGTGCGCAATTACGAAGGATCTATAAACACTTTAAAACAATAATTGAAAATGGCAAAGAATCCGAAAAAAGACAAACCGAAGAAAAAGAAGGTTCAGACCACGACTGAAGAAACGCAGCCGCCAACACCTCCAGTGAATCCTCCAGGTGGTAACAAACCTTAGTTTCCGGCGCTGGCTACTGTTAGTTTTAATACTGACAACGTACCTGATACACGAATTATGGACGGTGTTACCGGCTAGTGATAGCCTGTATTCGCCGTTCCCCTTTTCCGATCAACAGGTAAGTAAGCAGTACTATGTCTTTGGCGCGTGTGAATACCTGATTTGGGTAGTGCTGATGTACGTCATTTTCGTACTATTCACCGAAGCGCGAGACGTCATGAAATGGTTCCTCATATTCCAGGTGTTTGAACTGATTGAGTACTTCCTTACCTACAACAAACCGCTCTATTTCGTCCCTGTTCCGGGTGAGGACATAGGCATCAATATTACAAACATCAAAATAGTAGTAATGTTCGTACTCATCATTAAAAAATACTTCACATGGAACCCTGGCAAATAGTCTTTATCAGTTTATACGGTGGAATCTTAGCTTATCTAGCCTTGTCTCAGGTGCAGCAAGGTAAAATGATTTCCTCCATGTCATCAACCCTCGATCACATTTCCAGAATGCAGGAGAAAATGGAAAAAAAGCAGGACGAAATAGAGGATAAAATTGACAAAATGATGAACCAACACATCAACACCCTGAACAGGCTATTAGAAAAACTTGCAAATAAATGAAAATCTTACTTGCATGATGAAAATCATTCATAGCGCACAAGCATTTGAAGTAAATTGTACGTTTAAACGGTATGTTTTACGTTCGGGTCATATTGAAACTGACTTTTATTGCGGTGTTGAAGGTGGCGAATTTCATTCTAACCCTCGCGCTGTATGTTAAACTGGCCTTATTATAGCCCACTAATAATCTGGCTTGTCGTCGTCTCATTAGAGCCGTTTAGACACCTTTATATTATCACCCATAAAAGAGTAAGCCCGGATAAATTCAAGAGCCTGGCGGCACGTTGCTTAATCGCTACAGCCTTAGGAATCGTGGAGGTTATCGACCTTGATAAATGGTGGCTGCAGATGTTCCTTACCTACCTGACTACAGGCTGGTTTATTCACAATACAATTTTAGGGCTGGGATTAGGTCATAAGCCGTGGTATCTGAACGACTCCGGGCCATTAGATCGGCATTTGAAAGACTTTGCGCCGTACTTCTGGGTATGTTTAGGACTTGCGGCGATGACTTTAGCGGCAATGTATTTTGTAAACGAATAAAAAAAGCCCAGCGATAACCGGGCTTTTTCTTTTGTTCATGACTAATTTTTTAGAAAAGTGAAACTTTGTTCACGTCAAATAGGAACACTAAGTAACGACTTCTAATGGAAACAGTCAAGAGATTAATCACTTTCCTGATCTTTTTAACGCTTCTTATTGCAATGATGAGCTGCAAAAGTGGGTATCATCTCAAAAGGGCGGCAAAGTTCGAACGCAAAAAACAGGAACAGCTTGCAAAGGCTATCGAGAAGGGCGCTAAAGTGAAATCTGACACCGTCTTTAAGGAAATTATAGTCAAGGTTCCAGAAGTCAGGGTTGACACGGTAGTAAAAAACGTTTCCTTTACCGATACGATCATAGTCACTAAGGATAAAGTAATCACCAAAGTAAAGGTAGACGTTCAGGAAAAAACGGTTTACGTAGAAACGAAATGCCCGGAAATCATCAAAACGGTTAAGGTTCCAGTAAGAGTCGAAACCCAAATACAAGCCCGTCAGAACTGGAAGACAATGGAGGTAATAGGCTGGTGCTTTTTACTTTTCATATTAGGAGGGGTAACGGTGTACCTGCTGAAGATGTTCAGGGTTATTCCTTGACGTTAATATCCACGATGCGAGAACCATAACCAAACTTGTAGCTAACCTTACCGGGCCCGGCAAATACAAATGACTTTACCGGAAGTAATTCTGTGCTTATTCCGGCGGCCTCACAGGATTTAATCAGCTCTGCGTCGGCTTGGTAGTCAACGCCTAAATTCACTCCATGTCCTTTCGATGTAAACGAGGTAACGCATTCTTCAATAAGCGTCCGCTTAAATATATCAATTTGTTCCTGTGTTGGTTTGGCTGCGGATGCGCGCAATAGTGAGCCTAAAACGTTATGCGTGGGTTCCCCATTGTCCCATCGACCATTCATAATTTGATCGGCCCAAAGTTCAGCGACTTTTGTAAGTTCTTTTTCCATTTTCATTTTCCCATTAATTTACGGTGTAACAAATCATTTTCTTTTACTAAGTTCAAATACTTTGTTAGAAGTTCGTTGTGTGCTGCGTTGACTCGGGAGAGTTCTTCATCAGTGTATTCACATCCCGCAATAAATCCATCTCTTCGGGCGTCGTAAATAGTGCTATCACCGTACAACTCATTGCCTTCACTGTTGGCATAATGCCTTGCGGACTCTTGTCGTGTCATGGCTTCTTTCGGGTTTAAACGTTCTGGTAATTCATCCGTAATCACCGTTTTAATTTCTTCTTCCTGTGTCTCTTCCTCTACTTCTTCAACTCTCTTCTCAGGTTCAACAGCAGGAACAAGGTAGGCGACAAAAGGTGACTTCATTGTTCTTGAATCACTTGAATAATTTGGCTTAACCTCCACCTGATAGCCTTTCGGTAAATCATAGGCTGTGAGGGGTGTTAGTACAGGCAGTTTCTTTAAACGAAACACTGTTTCAGGGATACTCACCGGAACGGCATTCTCAAAGGCTTTAGATAGGGCTTCGTTGTAAACATCAATAAAATAACAGGCATCTTCCGGTCCGCACATAGGAAATTCCGGCCATCCATCAGCCCGGTAAAATAGTCGAGAGTCTTTGTCTGTGTGTAGTGTTTTCATTCTTCAATCTTTGTTTTCTGATTTCAGTTTTAAATAGCGTTCAATGGCCGACTGAACATCAAGTCTACGCGGCATTTTGAACATACCGTAAAAGAGAGGGGAAAACTCACGATATTTTAAACCGTAGTATTTCGCGATCTCTAAGAATGCTTTACTCACCGTCTTTTTCTTAACCGGGTAGACCTTGCCCTCCTCGGCTATCTTTTGTTCGATGTTGGTCATTTTTTAAACTTTAGAGCCTCATTCAGTTTGCTCATTTTCTCAGCAAGTGGTCTCGCAAATTCACGTGTTTCTGATGATCTGGGGTCGTAATAAGCCTCCACCCATAACGCGCCGTAGACATCATTAAGTAGTGCTAATTGTTCTTTTGTTAATGGATTCTTTTTCTCAACCGTAAAATTTACTTTTATCATACTGTTTTTATCTTTTGTTCTGTTGATTGGTAGGATGGTTATAGACCACTTATTCTGATTGTGCCATCGAATAAATGCGACAACAGTATTGTATACATTTATAATATTAGGATCAAAATTTCCGTAGCTGGCGATTTCAGTGCCCTCTAAGTTTTGTTTATTAACGTATGCGGTGCATCCACCAGAATAGAAATGTATATTAAAATCATAATCTTTTGAAATCTTCTCCACCACAGGCATGAGCCAATCCCAAGAGCAGTTATAAGTATCTTCCAATTCTTTGGCTGTCTTTAGGTGCGGGGAATTTATCGCGTGATTTCGCATAAACCTAGCAATTAATTCGTTGTCTGTCAGTTCTCTATTCATATCATTTCATTTTAGTTGTTTTCCTCCTTTCGTTCAAAAAGGTAAATCGTCATCCTGTGGGGGTATAGCGTTACCGTTAGCGTCAAACCAGTGATTAATAAAAGGTTGAGGCTTTTCAAGTACAAATCCATTCCAAGTTGTAAACCGTTCTTTTAACCGGCGCTTTTGTGTGTTCCATTTCCACCGTAGTTCGCACTTATATTGATCCCAAAGAACCCAAAACATCGAGCGATTATACATGAAGAACATCAACATAAAAGCAAAGTGACTGAATCGGCTTCTTTCGTGTTCAATGTATCCTTGAATCACTGGACGTTCAGATACTTGCCATCCCATTTCCTCCGCTGTAAATGGGTTGTTAATTCGCTCCTCTCGCTTCAAAGGTTTATGAAAGGTATACTTACCAAATTCAATTCGTGCAAGGCATATCCATTTAGGAAACTTATACCATCCACCCCAGCAATGATAACAATCTGCCCAATCATAAATCTTATACGGCGGTGTGTTGCTATACCTCGGGTGCTGTCCTTTACCTCCACATGAATTGCATATCTTGCCGGGTATTTTCTGAATATCATACCCGATCTGCTTGCCGTATTTGGAAAGTATTTGATCTTTGATGACGTAGAAAGATTCTGATTTTGTGAATCTATTCGCGTGATGCAACAACCAGGATAAAATAAATCGCTTCATAAAATTATTTCTGTTTAGTCCTCCATTCGTTCTCAGATTGCCAGGTAGGTTACTTCCTTCGGCTTTTAGCATCACCAGGGAATTTGATAATGTTAAACATCTCCCGGATTCGATCCGTTACCCTGCTGCCGTACTGAGCCTTTATTTCACCAGCGGAAAGGTTGGTAGTAATGTGAGTGCTGCAGTAATTCAGTTTGTTGTCATACCGATTCAGGACAACGTCAGCCATCACGTTTTTCCCTTTTCCATAATGCTTACCGTCGCTTTCAGTCCCTAGATCATCAAAGCAATACCCTATTTCCTGATGCCCGAATGGGTCACTGTTCACCGCAATAGGTAGATTTACGGACACTGTCTGCAAGTAATCATCACCATAAGCTGAGTAATTCGCCTCCACATCCCTGCATGAATCCACGCGGTAGCTAAAGCGCTGGTTTTTGATGAACATTTTCATAATCGTTGTTTTACCAACCCCAACCCCGCCCATCAGGAAAAGCCCCTTATTCAGATCGCCTTCGAAAGCCGGATCATTAGCGAAGTATCTGCAGATTTGATTTACCACAGGGCTATTGATTTCATCCAGTTCAAAATACGTTTCATAAATCGACCTCAGTTGATCGGCGGAAAATTGCGGGTATAGCTTACGGGCTTTTATTTTTTCATTGTAGGCTATGCGCTGCAGTTCATAATATTTTTCCTCACGTCCCTTCCGAAGTGCCTCGGCGGTTTCTTCTGCAGTCAGTTCAACCTCTTTAAAAGTTTCCAAAATCTTTTCCTTCTTCAATGACGGCGTCAGCTCGTCGAACCGTTCCCGTAGTATGTCGCCCGTTGTACGTATTTCCATTCGTTCCATTGTTTTGCGGTTTAAGTTCAAATAATCCTTCCCATCCCATCGTAATTGATTTGTTTATAATAGCGATGATTTCAGGATCGCCGCGCCCCCCCAGGAATTGGATTTGTCTTTTTATGGTTGATGGCGTTAACGTCTTTTTTTTCTCAGTCCGGTATTTCATCCAATCATTCCAAGCCTCCAAAACGAGTCCCTGAAAAGGGACGGTTACCGGCTGTTTTTTTTTCTCTTCTCTTCTATTCTGTTCTTCTCTCTTCTCTTCTCTTCTCTTCTCTTCTATATTGGTTGTTTTGGGTTGTTTTGGGTTGTTTTTTTGTGCGTTTTTATTGCCTTTTGGGGCACCTCCCAAACTTCCGTTTTTAGAATTTTTCTCAGAAATGTGTCCGCGCTCATCAAATTGATCTTTCAGAAATGAAATTTCGATCCAATCATCAGTAACTTTTATTAATTTCTGTTCGACCAACCGATCAAAAACCGCTTGTTTACATTTAACCCTTCGCTTGATTTCGGTTAATGTCAACTTACCCGAACGGAACCAATAGTATGCGCAGATATTAACAAACACTCCCTGGGTTGTGAGATCTTCCAGCGTTATTTCACCACTGATCCACTCTGCAGCATCAAACTTGAAATAAGGAAGCTCCTTTGCCATATAGATCAAATAGCGTAATACTTTTTACGTTCACTCACTACCTTCTCAATGGTCTTATTTAAGATCCTCATTTGAGCTCTTGGGATGTAATCTGGGTTAACCTCATGAAAGACCTTTAACATTTGTTTTTCCAATGGATTTAAAACTGATAGCTTTTGAATGTTCTTCATCAGCCGATACTTTGAGTTTTTATGCTCCCTTTCCCGGCGACATTCGACACATATTTTTTCTGTGTATACACGGAACTTCGTCTCGCCTGTTTTTTTATTTACCCATTTACGAGGAACCTTGCGCTCGAAAATGGTATGACTCATATTCTTACATTTCATATTAAACTGAGTTGTGAGTTTTTCTGTAGTACGTTCCGGCAGTTCTTTACCATTACCTCGAAATAGCTTTGTTTTAGCTCAATAGCGATAGCGTTTCGATTCAGTTTAAGTGATTGGTAAGGCTCTGATCCGATGCCGCCAAAGGGCGTAAAAACCGTCTCTCCTGGATTGGTATATAAGTGAACCGCTCTAGCAATGGTCTGTAATTGAAGGGGCGCAATGTGCTTTACGTCGTCATCTTCCTTACCTTCTTTGTTTAGGGTTTCGGAATAGTTAATATCATACCAAACAGGGGAGGCGTATTTCTGCCACAAGTCCACAGGTAGATAGTTTTCATTCTTTGGATCCACAGAAGAATGCTTAACCGGGACCGGGTTATCGCCTAGCTTTCTGAACCAATAAATAAAGTCAGGGTTTCCAGTCCGGCTCAATGTGGCATCTTTGTCTTTTTGCTTGTTGAGTAATCCTATCGCTTTTGTGCGCTGCATCTCAATTACTGGATCTTTCCATATTGTTGTTGGAGGACCATGAAGGACAAAACCAGCATTCTCCATGCATTGTTGAATACCATAAGGGAAGTTTCGGAAACCTAAGAAGCCCTCCTTACCTTTCATGATCGGCAGGAACATACAATGTATTCCAACTAACCGACCCGGCATCATTACCCGGTGAAGCTCAGGGGTCAGGTAATTGAAATGCTTATAAAACTCATCGTTGTTTTTGCAGTTTCCCATGTCTCGGTAGTCATCAGAATAGACATACAACTCCGCAAACGGCGGGGAGAAAAAAGATAAATGAACGCTTTCTGATTCTACTTCGGCAATTCGCTCACAGCAATCACCATGCATTAAGGTAGCGCGATCTTCAATTTTGATAGTTTCCATTTAGGCGGCTTTTAAAAAATTAATTAGGTTTTGAAATTGTTCTTCTTTCTGTTTGAGACTAGCCCGGACGTTACCCATTGTGTCAGCGACGATAAGCCAGATAAAAACTTTGTGGATCTGACCGAAGCGATAGGACCGGCGGATAGCCTGGTATAATTGTTCAAAGGAGAAATCAGGGGAAGCAAATATTTGATTGTGGCAATTCTGGAAGTTCATACCAATACCCGCGATTTTTGTTTTGGTAACCAGGATTCTATACTTACCTTGGGCGAAGTCAAGCAAGGCGGTGCGTTTGAACTCAACGGTATCACTTCCACGAACCTCCACCATTGATTCACCATCTAGCTCACGGGTTAGCCAGTCCGCCTCATCGTTATGTTTTACCCATACAATAAACTGCTCATCAGGTTTATCTTTTAAGATCTGCATACATTCCTGTAATCTTAATTCCTTTGTTTCTCTTAACTCCTGATTGTAATTTGTGGCACTGATCGGTAAGTGATTGAATAGCATTCCTTGTTTGACTGGAACTTTAACCGCTATATCATCCACGACTAATTCAGGGAGAGAAAAGGCTGATCCATCGAAACCAATATCGGAAGGATTGGAAACAAACATCGCCCACGACTTCACCCAATTCCAGAATCTTTTTTTAGCGTGTCCCTTTAAAACCCAGTCAGCGGTATTACCCCCATCATGAGTGAAATACATTGCGAGTATTTCTTCCCTTCTGCCTTGATTTAAAAACTCTGCATGGTTGGTTATTTCCGTATCATCATTCGGGGAAGGGGTTGCGGTGCAGCAAAGTTTATAAGGTGTCTTTGCGAATGTTTGAATGAGTTTTGTTTTTGTAGCACCTTGGAAGTTTTTAAGGATTGAACTTTCATCGAGAACTACGCCCACGAAATCAGATCCTTCAATGTTATCAATTTGTTCGTAATTGATAATGTAGATTCCTTGTGGCATCTGATCGTATGTAAGGCCAGCCAATCTTTTAACCTCATAACCAAGTAAGTCTTTAGCCTGCTGAATGGTTTGACCTTCAACCGCCAACGGGCAAAGAATTAAAACGCGTTCGTTTGTATGCTTGACGATTTGGTAAGCCCATTCTACTTGTTGAAGTGTTTTACCTAGGCCGCATTCTTCGAATAAAGAATACTTACCATACTGTAACGCTTTACGAACGCAGTATTTCTGAAAGTCGAACAATATTGGATTAAGGAAATGTTCGGCAACGTCTATTCCTGATGGGTAGTTGATCTTTAATTTACCCTTTAAAAATTCGTGATAGTCCATTACTCGTAAGTGGTTTTAATTAGTTAGAAAAAAGTTGACGTTTCTACATTTGGCCCATTGATGTAATCGCCGGGCCTTTTCTATGTAGGCGGGTTTCCACGGTTGAGTCAAGAGGCGTCCCTCTATGCAATCCCCTCCGCAACTAGCTTCATCGGGTGCCGGTGGAACTCTCAACAGTCCTCACCGTTTGGCCTTCGTGTTTTATGAAACCCTATTGGTGTATCTTCAATAACATACTGGCGAGATCGTTTTCCTACGAAGCTAAATTTCTCACCAGGGAACATACGGCGTCTCCGTTACTTCTTTTTCTGTACGAGGGACAGGATTCGAACCTGTATGAAGACCACCCACGTGATCGGATCTCGAAGCGTAGGATGGTGCAAATGTGCGTTTAAAACCTTACCTACCTAATTGCTCCATTTAAAGAACTTTCGTTCAGTCAGTCTGGAAATTTTGCTTTTCTCTAATCCTTAAATCGGGCCTCCTTACGGTATCTTAGCGTCTACCAGTTCCGCCACCCTCGTATTTTGTGACCGGAACAGAACCCAATCTGAACCGGTCTGGACTCCTTCACCTATAACCTATTTTTTGGTACTCGTATTAACCTACTTTCAACATTCCAAGGCCCAGCTATTTCAGTTCTGCCGGTGTATTCCAGATGAAAATCAGAAACAAGATCCGTGATTACCCGCCGTACTGTTGTGATGCATGGATTCAAACCTTTCTTTTCAAGTGTGTAGTAAACGTCCCAGGCGGTAAATTCTACGCAAGGATTGTAAGCAAAGACCTCTAGAA